ATGTTTTCAATATCTCCTTCTTCCTTGGACCATATCGTTTGCCCAATCCGTTATTCTTTGGTCAACGAACTGTTGCGTGACACCTGAACGGACATCCCCATCAATAATAACATTGGGTCTTAGATTGGCCAGATTGTCATTATACTTCTTTAAATCCTTCTTAACCTCCACAAGCTCTTTCAGAATATTTTGGTCACGTGAATAAGCTATGGACTGACTAATATTGGTGTTTCCACTAATACCATTAATCGTGGATTGAAGCTGTTTACTTCCATTTTGATAGTTTGACCAGTCAACTACAGGAGACATCTTTGGAGTAAACTCATTAGACTTGTTCATCTTTGAAACTTGCTGAATGACTCCAAGTCCTACTGCTTCTATCGATGACGTGACGTCACCAGAACTCTTTAGGATGCCTTGCTTAAAACCTTGATTCCACATGACACCAAGATAGCTGGCTTCCCTAGAAGGTGATCTGATTCCCAAGACATGAGCGAGAGCATCGATGACATTTCCACCAAAGCCCATTACTGCTTTGATGACATCGTTCTGTCCGCCCATAATCCCATTAAAGAATCCATCGGTAAACATCTTACCAAGGTTGTTTGTATGGCTTGTAGAGTTCTGAAGACCTTCTGTGGCCTTATCTCCAAGACCTTGACCAGCATTCTTGGCACCCGGATATTGGTTCTCAATACCCTTAGCTAGGTTTTCGCCAGTCTTATTACCGCCTTCAGCACCCTTCTCAGCCATCTTATTACCAGCGTCTTCCACAGTCTGCTTGTACTTCTCAAAAGCCCCTTGATAGTCAGGAATCTTTCCTTCTAGATTCTCATGACCTTCAGTCACACCCTCCTCAATATTTTCAGGAAGATAGTCAGAGAACTTAATACCAGTTGCTTCAAGTTGTTGACGTATCTCTTCGGAAGATGCGCCTGTCGTACTGGCAAGCTCTTCTAACTTCTCTTCGGTTAATGGTGACGTTACATTAAAGTTAGAAAGAGAATTTGTGAATCCGTCTTGAGATTCCTTAGCCCCATCGAAATTAGGAGCTACTTCTGAATATCTTTCTATTGATGAGGACAATTTATCAAGATTTGAAGCAGCGTACCCAATTTGAGTAGCTCCATCCGCCGTGCCATTAAACGCATTAATGCTTCCAGCTATACCCTTTAAGGTTTCTGAAATACTTTTACCAAGATCTGGATTCACACTCTCCCAAGCTCGAATGTGCTCACCGAGATATGATATAGCACCAGCAGAAACGTTAATAGATTCCGAACCAGCGACTGATCCATTAAGTGCTCTAAGGCCAGATGCAGCGTTTTCCAAAGTCCACGCTATATTCTTACCGACATCTGGATTGACACTGTTCCATGAACCAACATGCTCACCAAGATATCCAATGCCTTCAGCACATGCAGCAATGGCATCTGCTCCCCAACCACCAAAGTTGAGAGCTCCTATACCTCCACCGATACCTTGCAGAACTGACTTGATTCTATCACCGACAGATGGATCAACATTATTCCATTTCTCCAATGTAAAGCTTAAATATCCAATTGGAGGAGCAAGTTTCTCCATTGCCTCAGCACCATTGAAGATATTACTTATGCCAACCTCGGCTGTACCCAATGCAAGCTTACCAAGAATATCTAGAAGTTTTTGTGGAGCCTTATCGTCAAGAGTGTTTATACGTTCGAGACATACACTCAATCTCTCAACGCCATCTGTGACTTTCTGAACGCCTTCACCAATTTGAGCAGCGCACCAACCAATAGCAACGAACATCAATGCAATAACAGCAAACAAAGCTATAATTATAGCCACGACAGGTATGGCGGCTCCGGCTGTGCCAGCTATGACTCCGACCAGAATGCCTATCATAACTCCAATGACGACCAAAACGCCTATCATAGCTCCAATTATTGGAACATACTGATCAAGATGCCGTCCGTCAAGAAGTGATAGTGCAGCAATCATAAGAGCCATACATACCATAATACCGCCAATTGCAGCGGCTGCTGCGACGGTCATTGGCAATGAGCATTTAGAATTGATCAAGATGAGAGCGACACCTATAACCGCAATTACTGCTATTATCATACCAACAACCGGTATGCACTTGTTTGGATCCGGCATAATCATTATGATCTCAAGAAGCCCTTTTAACGCGAACATAATTAGTGCCATGCCTACGGCTGATGCAAATGCTCCACCGCCACCCTTTCCAAACTGTCCTGAAACATAAGTAAGGGCGGCAAGTACACCACCGAATGCAACGATCAACAAAGCGATTAATCCAACAGAAGCCAAAGTAGTATCACTATTCTCGGCAAAGGATGTAGCAAGCTCTTTTATAGCTCCTACTGCTATTTTGACTGCTTCGGTTAATGCCAAGACACTAAGAGCATTCTTAAGGACTCCACCGCCTGCCTCAGCACTAATCTTATTGAGTAGTGCAATAAGCCCAGTCATAGCGAGGAATATTCCAAAGATTGCAGCAACACTTCCGATGTTAAAGTTCTCACTGCCAAGAAGTTCGTTCCATTCCTTGATCGCTTTGGTAAGCAGCAATATGGATGCACTAATTATAAGAATGCCAGCACCGGATTTAGCCATGTCCTTACCGGCCTTACTGAGCACCCATAAAGCAGCTGTAAGTCCGCCAAGGAGCATAGCCACACGCTTACCACCCTCGATTAGCTTACCATCATCCATCTTTGCAAGAGCGTCAATTGCTTGTGTAAGAACGTAAACACCTGCTGCCAATGAGAACAAAATCACAGCAATACTTGCAAACATAGCTGCTCGTGCAAACACCGATATAGTGGCCTTCAAGCTGATAAAGACATTGGCAAGTTGTGTAAATGGGTCTTCACCGCTAAGAAGCTCATCCATTGTGGTCTTAAGGTCTGTATACTTGGTCAAGAAATATGTAACCGCCCCCAGAAATGCGCCAAGGAATATAATCGCTACAATTCCCTTCGCGATGTTTTCTGGTGAAATGGTTTGAAGAACATCAACACACTCGACGAGGGTTCGTATTGCTTGACTAAACCCAAGGAAGAATGCTGCAAGTCCAACCCATTTAACTCCCTTACCGATGTTATTTACACCATCTGCAAGATTCTTAATTGATCGATTAAGTTGTATTACTTGCCCAAGCGTCTTATCGGCAAGAGAACCGAAGACACTCACATGTTTATATATCATATAGATAATTAGAGCAACACCCGTTGTGGGGTTGAGGAAGATTGCTTTTAACACATCGGCTATTTTATAAACTACTATCCAAAGCGCCTTAAATACATCTCCAAGGCCAGACCCAACACCTGATAAACCCTGTATGAAGCCAGCGAAGAAACCCTTGATTGCAAGACTAATAATACCGAGCGCTTTGCCGAGATTAGTAAGAGAACCAGCAATAATCTCTGGAATCATACCAATAATGCCACCAATGGCTTTACCAAGATTGATAGCGCCACGTTTAATAGTATTAGTATTAATAGAATCTAACAAAGTTCCAATGGTGATGCCGATACCTCTAATGCCGCCTTGGATTATAGCCTTGATTCGTCCGAATGGACTAGTGAGATCAGCTGTATTTGTCTTAACTCCAACTGACATGGCCGACTTAACACGGGCACAGAAGTCCGATACAGACGCAGTAATACCTCTGACTGGTGTTCGATCAAATTTCTTGGAGATATCTCCAACTAAATCGTCAGTAGTAAAGCTATCGAGATATGACCTAAACACACTGTCAATACCAGATGATACCTTCATTTGTGTTGGAGACTTTGCTTGGCGTTGAAGACCCTTAAACGCATCTGTCATCGCTTGGATGGGATGTAAACCACCAACAAAATCGCCTATATGTCTTGCAGCACTCTTAAAGCCCTCTGAAACAGTTCTAGTAACAGGAGCGATCTTTTCCAGAACTTCCTCGGCATGCTCAATTCGATCTGCAAGCCAATCAAATGCATGGGCTATCTTATCAACTGCATCATCTGCAAATTTATCAAACGCAGTGAGTGGATCGTTGAGCTTATCAAAGGATTCATCTATTCGCTCTTTTGCTTTACCCACAACGCCCAAACGCTCTAAGACATTATTAATGGCAGTTATGACTCGTCCGAATCCTCCAGCAATTGCAAGAACGATCTTACCAACAGAGACTGCAATTCGACCGAGAACTTCAGCAACTCGCTTTGCAGTATGTAAGAAAATATCTAGAGCTTTCTTACCGATCTCTAAAGCGTCCTTAAAGCCACTTAGGACATTGTTATAATTCTGAGCAGCGATGGTGAATGCACGTTGCTTTCTAGTAGCCTCATCGGTCGAATTCCCCATGTCTGTGATTGCTTCAGAACCCTCAGCAACAACGTCATTTACATCTTCTTGAGTATCTGCATAAACAGTTTCGCACCCAAGAAGCTCATTTACTCTATTTTGAAGTAGTTCAATAGAAATACCTGCTTCGCGAAGTCTGTCTATACGTTCTTGTCCGTTGCCCCAATCGCCATTAATAACCTCATTAGCAAGCTCAGTTAATCTCTCAACAGACTCGCCAACATCATCAAGTGCTTCCTTTGCACCACCTGCCATATCGGTAATGGGTTTGAAGAAGTCTCGCATTGGACGAGTCATCTCTTCAACTCTTGCTGTAAATGATTCGAAACGTACTGAGAGCTCAGCCATGACTGTTCCAGCGTTGCCAAATACTCTACGGAAGATGTCGGTAAGCGGTGACAGCATATTCTTTAATGCCTCAAACGCATGAGAGAGACCATCAATAATCGCCTTACGACCACCCATCTCAGCCCAGATACGAACTTGATCATTCCTAAATTTGGTATAGGCAGAAATAAGTGGATCGATGGCCTTATAGATGCTTGTGAAAAGTTCCGTTGATTCCTCGGCATCTCCAAGGATGAGTTTCATCGTCTCACCCCAGCCAGTACCAATAGCCTCAGCAACGGTTCCGGTTAACTGACTAAAAGTATTCACAACAGTGGCCGCATCAGTTAGACGCTTGCCCCACTCTGTTGTTGAATCGGCGGCTTGGTCCATGGTCTTTAAGAAAACATCTGTAGTAAGCCAATCCTCTTTGAGAGACTCTCTAAAAGATCCGTTTGCCGCGATGGCTGCATCAACATTCTTACCCATGGCCCGAGCATTCTCAATAAGCCGTTGTTGAAATTCAGGACTAGCCATTCCAGCTTGCAGAAGGGAATTCCAGTCCATGAGATGGATAACTCCACCCTGAAGTGCCTGTGAGACTTGGTACTCGGCACGAGCAAGAGCCTGGTTATTCGCACCTGCACCAGCGGCAATATTTGACAGGCCTTTAATTGCCCTAGCAGCTGCATCGACTTGGACACCAGCTGCTGTGAAATAACCAATAGCTCGGGTCATATCGCCAAACGAGTAGATAGTTAGGTCAGCATATTCATTAAGCTCTTGAAGCGTATCTTTGATCTGCTGAAAAGATGTATCTGGGAGATTAGCATGAATTGTTTTGATAGAATTCATCTCAGTCTCATACTCGCGGAAACCATCAAGTATGGGATTGAGACTAAGAGCCTTAACCATCTGTATACCGACTTGTGTTGCCTTGGATGCAATGGTTGCCAATGCACTAATACCAACTACTTGCAGTGCTGAGAAATGTCGTCCTGATTCCTCAATAGCATCGTTAAGTCCTGAAAGCCGTACCTTATTAGCAGCCTTCTCAATACCATCAAATGCCTTCTCAGCACCGTCTGTATTAATCGCCTTCTTAAAGCGGTTGAGCGACTCAGTTGATTGCCTAACTCCTTGCTCAAATTGAGCATTATCAAACTTCATCTCAACAATTCGCTCATCAACCGCCTTTGTATTCTGAGATGCACTCATGCGCTGGTTACCTCCCCCCAAATATCTTTCTTTATCTGATCAAATATTGGTCGTATTGCTGGATTTATGAAGTCATATCCTTGAATGTATCGACCACTCTTAGTTCCATGGCCATACTGAATGTAAAAGACTATCGGCACTCCTCTAGACTTATTGCTATTAGTCCAGACTAAAGAGAAATTACTTCCATTTTGATGAATCTCGTAAGACCATGAGGAGGCCGTCTTGCCTGTACGAACTGGGGTAGCAGCCTTTAGAGCATTAACACCCAACTGTCCATACTCGCCAAGTCTCTTCATAAGTTGTCGCTTTGACATCTTCATAAGAAAACTTAAAGTCTTCCCAAAGTCACCTCTATGGTGAATTGAAATAGGCATAGACGACCTCCTCTCTACTAACCTCGCGAATGGTACTTAGCGCGACGAGCATTGTTGATGGCTGTGTTTCGACGCATTATCTCAGCTTTACTCATTTTCTTCGGATTGTTCTTGACATTGAATATTCGAAGAAGAGTCAACAGACGATTGAGATGCCATTTCTCGCATTCAACAGGAATTTGTAAACTAAACATTTGATAATAAATCTCTTCGGACGTAACAATCTTTGTCTTCTGATACTTAACCGGAACATGCGCTGACATCTTTCTATCTGATGAAAAAGTGGTGGCCGTCATGGAATCTTCGATGTACTCACTGATCTTTTGTGAAATCTCGGGTGGTAAATAACTATAGATTCGTTCATCCACATTCTTATTTATCGTCATACAACGAATGTAATCATACATCATTTCGACCGTCTTATCAGTACTTGATAGAAACGACTTTTTCCATTTAGCTTCCCACTTTGACACGGATATTAAGGAATGTTCTAACATCAAATGCTGTGGTTTTATTGTTTGAAATTCCTGTTTCTCTCGATCGTAGATCTCAATCTCTGGAACATCTATAGATAACATGCGTCTAGACGAGCGTCTTGTCAGACTGGATCTTCTCCATCATCATTTTATTCTTGTCTGCGTTCTTATTAATCTTATCAGCCAAAGCACCCATATCCGGCATGATAGAATTAATAAATTTACTAGCAAACTCAGCATTAGTGAGAAGCTCTGCATAAATATCTTGATAGATGACAGTCTGAGTAAATGCATCCGACAGCTCTTTCGACTTTACAAACCGACGGCCGTCAGCGGACTTCTCACCATATGCCTTGTAAAGAATATTCGTAAAGAACCGCATCATCTCTTTGGCATTCTTAGCATCTGAAATTTCCTGTAAATACTCAGATAGCCCCTTCTCTGAATCAATCTCAATATCGATAATCTCAGACTGATTCAGATCAAAGTAGACAGTCTCTTTACGCTCAGTACCATTAAAATCCTTATAGACATCAACATAACGAAACATAGTAGTTCCTTTCTATTTTGATTTATTTTTAAGTAAAGAGTTCTTTTAGCTTATCGGGCAGAGGCAGTTGAGACTCAGTGGTAGCCGTACCCATGATATAATCCTCGAACGCCTTAAACTTAGCGGGCTCACACTCAGATTTAGTGACATAGATATGTGCTGTATTACGATACCCCGATACTGGTACGGGTACAGTATCAAACTCCCAACTAAACTGACCAGGCTCAGGAGAGTCATTTACAGTCTCATGGTTCTGCTCAGATGGAGAAACTGTAGCACCATAGACAAGATGAATCCTATAGTCCTCAGTCCAATCTGTCGTATCAGAACCAATATTACTACGATATGCAAGACCGAAATGCTTACGAGTCTGCTGAGTAACTGTAACACCCTTTACGAGTGTAATGCTGCCGTCGCACTCTGCAAACTCAGGCGGATACATATATGCTTCGATCGTTCCCTTAAAGTTCTCAGCAGAACGAATTGAGCCATACTTCATGTTATCAGCCCAGATGTCATTAGCCTCAGCGCCATCAGGAGACTCCTGAACAGAGGTCAAGCCATTAAACACGACACCATTCTTATAGGCACCGTTGTCGAATACAAATAGTATACCATGGTCAACACCAAGCTCATACTTACGCTCACCGATTGCATCCCATTTCAAAATAGCCATACTTACTCCTTAACTGGAATGTTTATTGTAAATATATAATGCATAAGATTCTCAGAAGCAAATATCTGATCGAGTTTGCATGATGAAAACGCTTTTAAAACTTTTACCGGAATATCTATATCGGCCGTCTTAGTAATCCAAGTAACAGAAAACTGATACTGCATCAGATAAATTAAGTCATCTGCTCTAGTCGAAATGACGTCTTTCTCATGATACACGATACAAGGATACTTCAACAAAATATCTGAGGGAGGCTGGAAATAACAATTCTTAGATCCCAATAAGTTGCAAAGCTTATTATGAAGCTCTAATCTATTGTCCATTCCATACCTCCCCCAATGTCAATTCAACTCGCGGACGACTGACTTCAACAGATTGTATCTTCCATCGAACTCCAAGATACTCAACATACCGCATCTCACCGATATGCTTATCCAAATATCCATCAGAGACAACACTGATCAAAGTGCTTCCAATTCGAATCTTATCGTTCATTTCGGAAGTTGAGGTGAAAGAACGATAATTCTTTTTGATATCACCAAAATACATGCGAGCAACTATCTTGTCTTGCCAGACACCGGGCTCTACCTCGATTTGTGCTGAAAATCCAATAGGACCATAGAACTTCATTCTTCACCTCAACTTCCGTTTTGATTTAAACGTGCTTACAGGCCAGAGCGATCGCCGAGTAAGGCTTCCTCAGCATGCCTGACATACGAGTCTCCAAGAGGTACTTCTCCTTGTTGTAGTCGATATCGAAGTCATTGAAGAAAGTATTCTCGCCACCACGATCACGACCGACACCATAATCCGAAAGATTGACAATAATACCAAGAAGATCAAACTTATCAGACGGACTCGTTCCCTCGATCTGGATGCCCTCCATGACAGGAACCTCGACGATACGACTGACACGCATCGCAGAAGCAAGCTCAGAATCAGACTTGTAGAGCCTGTGACCAATCTTATCCCTGGCAAGCATCATCTGAGTGATAACATCATTGCAACCATAGAACACGGGAGTTCCCGAACCACGATAGTCCTTGCGAAACTTAACCGCAGAGTCAACAAGAAGATTGGACTTCTCATTAACATCAGTCGTAGTCTCATATCCACCAATAAGACCCCAGATGCAGTACGGATCATTGGTATCCGCCGCCTTATAAATTACAGGCATGACATTCTCTTCATGGATCTTATCCGGAGCAGATTTGGCGCGACCATCACCAACAAGAATCGCACGGGCCTTCTCCTCATCAAGCATCATCTCCATCTCAGAACGAAGCAGAGCAACGACATCAAAGTCGGTAATGTCAATGAGATCATCACGATCCATTGCCTGTTTCTTATAAATCGTCTGAGGAGATACCTTCCTACTAAGTGCAGCGATTATCTCTTCCTGCTTCTGAGTTCCCTTGACATAACCCTTGGCCCTAGCCTCATCAGCAGTAATATCAAAGGTAACAGACTTAACCTTTGCGAAGGGTACATTATGGACATTACTAAGAACATCTGAAACCCACTCAACCGGACGGTTGATCATGTTAGGATCGCCGTCAGTCTTATAGTCTGGAGTAATAACCTCAAGATTACTAATACTATGCTGCAAGAATGCATTCTTCAATGTACCATAACTAGAGGCATTGGCAAGGCATGCGTCAATATCATCATGCTGAATTACCTCTCCATCGCTAAGAAATACATAATCATTCTCATCCACACCAGTTACAAAATCATTGTTCTCAAATGCGTTATGACTCATACCATCCCCACTTCCATTTTGATTATTATCAACATCCTGCGCAGCATTCACTGCTGTACCAACAATATACTCAGCGCACTTCCGCTTCTTATCGCTCATCTCATTATAGACCTCCTGGAAATCAACATCGCTATAGTCATCAAGATCAATGTCATTAGCGCCGAGCTCAGAAGCAATAGTTGCTGCACCATCAGGACCGAACTCATTTTCAAGTGTAAGAAGAACCATCGCACGCTCGTCATCAGTAAACGTCTTCCAAACATCTCGAACTGTCTCATTAGATGAATTATTATTTGATCCACTCGAAGAAGTATTGGATGAGTTGCTATTTGAATGAGCATTCGATGCCACAGGATCAGCATGCATAAGCTCATCAAGTTTTATACCAGAATGAATAATCGCCTCTTCCTCCGAAATGTCTATAGTCCCGTCACCATGCGCAAAGGTTATCTCCTCTATTGTTGCTTGCGGATTTGCTCCAGAAAGTACTAGACTGACTTCCTTAATCTCGCCATGAATGACATTGGGACCTTCCTGAATCAAATGATTCGCATAGATCGACATAGCATCATAATCCCCATGTGCCAATGCCTGCTTAGATGCTATGGCCTTCGGACCCGCATTAAAACTTCCGTAACCATAGATCCCATCCTTACGTCCTTCCAAGAGAACATTTCCAAGAATCAACTCCGGATCATTATGCATGTGTCCCCATACGAGCGGGACCTTACGGCCAGCACACTCAGCGAAGGCGCCATGACGAATGATTCGTCCGTCACCACATGTAACATCATTTCGAGTTACATAGCCTGCAAAATCATACTTCATATTCAATATCTCCTATTCCGCATTCATTACATCTGACACACTAATATCCCATGGAGAGCTAGTACTTACTGCCTGAATTCCTGTGGAATCTGTCTCTACAGGAGCCATGGCACCTACATCAGACTGCATGTTACGGTTGTATAGCATATCAGACTTTGGATCATCAGATGCTTTAAGCCCAAGCGCAGATCTAAATTCATTGGGTGCCATGATAGTATTACGACTAAGCTTATCTGCAGCCTCAGCAAATTGCTCAAGACCAATAAGTTTAAATCTATTCATATAGAATTCGATACGTTGCTTCTGAGTTATAGCAGTCTTTGTCAGAAATTTTCGAGTAAACTCACTTGTGATTGTTGTGAGTATAGGCTCAAGCACCCGATTTTGATAATTTAGCATAACTTGCTCAGTTGCTGTTCCAGAGAAGACTTCCTCTGAAATACCAAGCTGAAAGTATAGCTGCTTAGTCAACCATTCGATCTGAGGCATCAAGTTTGACTCAACAGAACGATTGAGTTGGGTTATCTTTTCAGTCGCATCTATATATGCAATGCCATACTCAGATTCCTCCAATTGATGCGTAATTCTATCAACCCGGTCAGCAGCCTTACGCTCCCTTGCCTCTGATGACAACGAATATGGCATTTGGAGAATAAGGTCAAGCTTAGGATCTGCATTACGATTATCGATATTATCAAGCAATGCAAGTTTAGCCGTTAGTCGTTTCAGTGTAGAGTTTGGTGCATTCATGACTTGATAAAACGGATTCTCAATAATTGCGGTTCGTTTCTTAAGTCGCCATATCTCCTCTTTTCGACCAGTAACCTCATTATACAAACGTATCTTAACTCGATCTGGTTGCCAAGCGATTATCTCACCGACTCTAAGTGACAAGATCTCATACGATCCTTTATCAGGATTGATATCTGTATATGTCGGAACGACCGCAACTACTCCATGCTCAAGAAGACGTGATACTATATCCAATCTGAAATCTCTACCGGCCTGATCGAGGTTGGCTGAGATTACAAAACACTGATTGAGCCCATCGTCAATGGTGTCGATGAATCCTCCGTTATCATTAACCCGAACATGCTCTATATCAACGGACGCGACGTCATTTGATATGCGAGTATAGATCGCCTCCACGATACTTCGAGTGTTTGCAGGAGACGGCACTAGTCTATCGGGACGTATAGTATCAGTTCGAACTTGATAATTAGCAGACACACTTCCATTTTGAAAGACATTCCAAGCTTTCTTAAACCTATCAAAGAAACCCATAACCACCTCCTTTCTTACTTGGCATAATACATACTATGATATAGTAGAAGAAAGTGCTATTGATACTGCATCAGCTATCTGCTCATTCTTAAGTTGGTTAACATCTGTATAAGTAGTGGACATTCCAGAATGGGCAACTCGCCTTCGCGATTTTGGTTTATAAAACATATTCTCTACGTCGCGTACTTGTTCAGGAAGATAATCTGACTTGTCATTCTTATGTTCATTTGCATAATCTTGAGCGATCTTAGCTTTCTTTGCATGTTTTTTAGCCGCATAGTGGTTTGCGGCAGCACCCGCCACACCAATACCTACTGCTGCCGCTATGGCTGGCGCACCGATAGCAGCTACTACAGAACTACCTGCTGCTATCCCACCGTTTATAATACTCGAAACAGCACCTATATTATATGCTCTAGAAATTCTCTTATGGCTCTTAGCAATGGCAGCAGCCTTTTGAGCACCAGTTAGATTTCGTCCAGCTATCTGCATTTGACGCTCAGCGCGTTTCACGCCAAATGATATCCCAGTTCTATCCTGCCGTCGCAAGGCTCGGGAGCGATTATAACTTGCTAGAGCATACTTATTAGCCTGACGATTAGTCTTCATTCTTTGAAGAATACCTTGACCGGTTGACGAATTAGATTTAACATTTGGAGTAGCACTAAGAACACCGGGCGCCCCTTTTGTCCCCGTACGACCACTATTAGGTCCTGTAGCAACTAAATGCCCAACGCCACGACCACCACTACCACCGGTATCATACCGAGCTTTCCCAGCAGCAGTAAGAGTTCCATCCGCATTTTGATAACGTCGAACCCCATACTTTTGACCTTTAATCCCATGGTGCATCAAAGAATTACTCATATAAAACCTCCCTCTAATCATTCAAAGTTATCGATGAAGAGCTTCCACGCAATATATCCATCCATCATGGCAGCTACTGCATCGATCTTTTGATCTCTACGTTTCTTATATAACTTCCTGTTATCATTAGTATCGACTAATGCGACGCAATTACCCATACAAAATGACATTAAAGATTCATCAAAGAGTAACTTACGAGCTTCGGATAGTTTCTTAAGCTCACCCAAAGGAACTGATTCTGTCCTAGCACCCTGTATAACCTTTTCTATACCATATGGTCCATGATCAATTGTCCAACTCTCAAGAAATTTTTTTGCATTATATGGATCATATCCCATGGCTCGAACATCATATTGTTTCTCTTCGATGTGGGCTTCAAGATCTATATACACGTCTTCCATCCGTAAGACAATCCCATCCATAACGACAAGACTGCCTTCCTGAATAAACTCCCTATACTTATCGCGCAATGGTTTAGAAAGTTCGTCTTGAGTCTTTGATGAGATATAACAACGCGTTTTTACACCAAACACGTCATCACCCAATGGGAACAAAAATGTAAAGGCACAGAAATCATCACCACGAGATAAGTCAACACCAAGGGCACAGGGCATAGACCAGAAGTCCTTATGCGAGTGAGGGATAGTCTCCTCATATGGGAAGAAATATGTATATCCTTCGAGAGGTATTCCAAAACGTTTTGCCAATATCTCATTACGTGTAGAAGGATTCTTCTCAGCACGCTCAAGATCATTTTGATATGCCTCATAGGAAACCGTCTTTCCAATATTTGGAGAAGCCTTAACCCACATCTCAGGATGGGATACTTCGTCAATCGAGTCTAGCTTATAGAAAAAGATGGATGTATGTAGGTCTACAAATTCACCCTTTAATGTTGAATACAACTCCATCTTCAACGCGTCACCCACCGAATTACGAATGGTTCCTTCTGAACTTATACCAATGACCATATAATCTGGAGTCTTACTGGCACTTTGTTCAAGAGCAGTAATAACATCTTCACGAACATCACAAGACAGCCATTCATCAAGTGTACAAATCTTTGCTCTTGATCCTTGGAGTTTGTCGATTGACATTGGACGCGTCTCGATTATAGAATTTGTGATAAAGTTCTCAATTCCCCTTTTGGTTCCTGCCATTTTGATTCGATTGACCGGAGAACCTGTTGTATTGTTAAGCGATCCACTTCTGAAGAACTTAAATAATGGTCCACGAGCTCGTACCAAGGCCGTCTTGATCGGAATAAGGGTTTCCTCAGCCTGACGAATTGTAGGAGCTACAGCAGCTTGCGTCGTTGTCTCAGATGAAACACTACACTCATACGCGTGAATGGCTGATGCATACATAGTTTTAGCACTACCGCGTGCTGTGATTATATATTGTTTGTTTATTAAGCGACGTTTAACTAATTTCTTTTCATAGTGCCCACCCGATCCTCTAAAACTAGGAACGAATACTTCACGCTCAATAAAGTAATACCAGCCATATAGTTGCTCCCCCCATAATTTAAATGAAGGAAGCAATTCCATATCAGTTCCATCAACAAGGGTTAACTCATTCTCACAAAATTTAATCCATCCTTCAACTGGGATTGGATCATAGTATATTTGTGGATTCCGAATCCGCCAATCAATTCGGTTCATCTCTTGCTCAATCTCAAGACATATAGGAAGGTTTCCGGCCAACACTTGCTCGCGAAATTGAGCATAATACTTAGGCGTAGCAGTGTTTGACAACATGACTTATCCTCTTTGTTCTTGTTTACGCATACGCTCTATCGCCATACGACGATTGCGGAGCCTGGTAATCTCTTCATCACTCAAACGATCATAACTGCCAGTCTTTGCCAGTATATCTTCTGCATTCTTATGTTTCTCCTTGACACCGCCCATAAACTCGGCAAATTTCCTGGCCCCTTCAGAAAGATTCTCATTATCCGCAGCAGCAGACCAAGCCATTTTTGCCGCTGATCTAAAGACAGTCGATAGTTGATCTTGAATCACAGCATTCCGAGCATTCTTAAGCATCTGTTTATATGGCGAATTGTTATCATTACCACCATTAACTTCCTTGGGGTGATAATAATTTTTAATCGACTCGGAACGCTTCGCCATCTTCATCGCAGCACGAGCCCGAGCTTGACGACTCTTAAGTTCAGAAATTGCTACCTGTTGTCTAGCCTTTTTCTCCAAACGTTGTGTCTTCTCAAGTAATCGTTGTTGCTTGCGTACACGACGTCGTTTCATATTTTGACTAAGAATCTTTCGTCCAGTACCAACAGTTTCGCCTATTGAACGAATTAATGGTTGCTTACGAACACCCCAGCGCATACCGACCACACCATGATGAGCCAAATAGTCATCTGCTATAGTCTCTATGTCCACTTAATCCTCCTCTCATTCCGAAAATGCATTTAACCTAAATTCAAGTTCCTGAATCTCCTGCTTTATAGCCTCTAGAATAAATGAAGTTGTTGGGGGATCAAATATCAACCTTGTCTTTAACCACACATATGGCATAACCCCATTAAGGATTAGAGGGTCGGTACTAAAATCAGTCCATATCTCGTCCCCAGTAACTACACGAAATGGCTCACTTGGTCCAACACTCAATTCATGTAGTGCCACGAAAGCCAAATTAATTCCTGTAAGGACGTCAGTATCAAAGGCGTGATAATCCTTGTCAATCCCCAATAGCTTCTTAGTATCATTTAATATACTATCCATATTATCTCACAATGTAATCGCATCTACTCGAACGTACCCGTCTGGATGTCGAGTCTTATAAAACTCGTGACCACCCCATGTATAAACACGATTCATCAGATCAACCTCGATGATTTCACCACACTTTTTACAACCAACCACAACTTCTTCTTCGGCGGGATCGTCCGGATTTTTTCTTAAATATACAACTCGAACGGTCTTCTTTACATGAGCTTTTTTAAATCCAGACATAATCCCTCCTTCCATAATGTTGTATCTCCAGGGCGTCTGGGTATATAGGTATCATCTATCATATCAAAAGAACCATAGTGAATCGCATTATGTGTCGCTAAGGATACGCATATAAGATTATCTAATGAAACTAGACGATCGGTATAATTCACAATATCTTCATAACGTATTGGTTCGATATGATGAATGATGATACGACTGTGTATGGGTCTATCGGGAATTGCTAAATCACAACCATTGTCTCGAAGTATCACCTTATTACGAATAGACTGCCATTCCTTACTTGCATAGAATGCTTGATTCAAATATCTTCGACCACCAAACGTCCGTTCACCTGGTGATGAATTCAGTCTAAGAAACTCATAGCGCTTTCGAAAATCAGGCAATTCCATCAAGGCTTTGTATGTCCTGATCATCGTCACCACGTCCTTGATACTGCTTCATTGCTGCTATAGCATTTGCATATAGCTCCTCCGACTTCTGAGCTGAATCAATTGCGTCTTTCTTAGATTGAAGTAGTGCGTTCTCGCTCTTCAGCTTTGCCTTCTTAAGGGGCCGAAGCGGATCTGCAAATTGTATGGCATAAACTATCTCTTGACCAGTCGCTTCTCCAGAAATCAAGCGCTCTTCAAGCCGTTTTAATCCTAAAGCAGCAATTTGTTGAAAGCGATTGTCTGGTTGAAGGCCTGGAGGAGATGCTGTTGGTGGTTTTATAGGGTCTTGTTTCTTCCTTCTCATTTCATCTCCTATGCTTTTGGATAGAATATCTACAGTTTTTATTGACTTTATAGTAGGAATGGCTCGACTTGTGGGTAGAATTTTCTGGTTAGAAAGGAGTAAAGAACCAGAAGCACGCTAATTGAGAAGGGAACACTGTTCTGCCGAGCCACCCCTGCTATAAAGTCAATATCAATATCATCCCCCGGAACAAT